TTGTACAACCGGTCTAACTGCAGTTATAGTTGCTATAGAACTATCAGATAATACCGCGGTATAACCATATGTTGCATTTGCACCCTGTAATGAAGTAGATGGAGTAATTTTCCATATTTGACCTGCAGCACCAGTAAACGTAAATGTTTTTGCACCTGCTACACTTACAACCGGTATATTTGTTGCTGTTTTAGGCAATGTTATTAATTTAGAACGAAGAGCTTGCGTTTCATCAGGAACTGCTTCAGTAACTGGCATATTTTCTATTATAATACCATAATAATCTGTTCCTAATGGGTGATCTGTATTCCATAATGTATAATCAATTTCATCATCACCTAACGCAAATTGAGTAATATTAAATGAATTATTACCTTTTGCAAGTAATTCACGTCCTTTTAATGTTAGAATTGCATCCACTGTAACCGTGCTGTTATCTAAGTATCCCATATTATTCCTATTTATTTTTATTAATAAATATAATTCATATAAATTTTATCATGAATTATTTAAATTTCAATTATATTATATTACCTGATGATTTAACATCTAACTGTCCTTTACCAGATACTTGTTGATATACTAATTGATTACCGGTAGTTTTACTCCATTCAACTACAGGGCCACCATCAATAGTATCTGTACTTTTTATATTAAACCCAGGAGATGATAATTTAGAACCAGCATACCATAAATTATTTAAACCAGTAGGTAAATAATCTTGTATTTCGGCACTAGGATTATATGTACCCCACAAACCTGTGCCATATGTTGATAATCCATATATGGAATATGCAACTTCAGTTTTATATGTTCTGTATAAAGATTTTATAGGACTATTATAATTTGGCATCACTGCTTCTGACATCCAGTATGGTGTAGAACCGGTAATATACGTAGACCCAGATTTATATAAATATGTATGAGAATATGGTGTTCCGCCATAACGTTTGTCTGCAGAACTAGTTAAATACCCGAGCAACTGATCGTCATCAAATCCATTTATACTAACAACATTTGTAGATAATTTACCAAAATAATTTATAAATTCTGATGCTATACTAGTAGAAGCAGTTATTGTTGTTTGATAATTTATATATTCTGATGATATATCAATATTTGATGCTGTTATTTCTGCATAAGTATTTATATATTCAGATGATAAATCTACTAACGGCCCCATTGAAGATGATAATAATATCGATTCGGCAATTATAGAAGGTGCTGTGTCAGATAATTTAGTTTCATAACTATAATCATTATACTTAACCGTAGGTAATACTGTATCTTTACTTCGTTCTAATAAGTTAGGCTGAATTAATATACCACTCACTGTTTTTACTCGGGCAGGTATTAACTGTTCTAATTGTTTAAAAAATGATAAATCATACAATGTAAATATTTTTATGTATGAATTTATATCGTTTTTATCGGTATATTTCTTCCAATAATTTTTAGATTGTCGTATTAATTCTGGATATGATTTTTTCTCTGTTTCCCCGGGGTCTCCTATAAAATCATCTAATATTGTAAATCCTAGTTGTGCAATGATGTCTTCATTAATCATTGTTTGTGGAGAAAAATATACTCCTAATTTATTACTATCTAATGGTGCGGTATCATACTGACTTAGTTCGGCCCTAGTTTTAATATCTAAATTTCCAACCAATTCATTAGATTCAATACGTATTTTATTATCATCAAATGTACCCGCGCCTAATGATATACCACCATAATAATACGTTTCTTCTAATGAATCATATGGTTCTGCATTACTCCAACCAGCAAATGATGCTGATACTTTAAATTCAACTGGTTGAACTCCAATTATTGATGATGTGGTATTATGATTTATTTTTTGTGTAAGTGGTAATCTAAAAAATAATTCATCATATGCATCTATATTTCCATCATATGCTGAAGGAGCTTTGGTGTGATTATCAAATGGTGAATCATCTAATGATGAAGACCATAAACGTAATTCTTGTAATTGACCTTGTAATCTAACAGCGCCGGTGCTAGTACCACCCATTGTTAATGAACCACTAAAACCAAATGATGCAGTAGCCGACGCTGAGACAGCGGCAACTATTTTACCATATTTCGATTTTTTAGCAACAACTTCTAATTTATTACCATCTGTACGTAAAACCGTATTAAGCCACCCACCATCAAACATTTCGATATTTGCAGATGCAGTTCCATTAATTCGTATTTTACCTAATGTACCGCTTGTATAATCTATTGTAACGGCATTATTACCAATCGTATATAAATTCATAGTGCTTGGTAATAACGGATTAGATATCGCATTATCTGTTCGGAAACGCAACTCTACAGCATTTAGTGATTGTGAATAATTAACATTAACTGTACCAGCTGAATTATTAATTAAATCTAATGCATAATCAAAATTAAGTTTTTCATATACTGGAACTCTATCAATTCTAGGTCCACCGTATTCTTTAATTGTAATTGTAGATTGCGGAATACCATAACATGATAATAACGCTTTAATACTTCTCGAAGTACCTTTTGATTTTAAAAGTAATGGTAAATTATTTACAATTCTACGCCATACTGTATATGTAATATCTCGACTCGGTAAACTAGTTCCATTGACAGTAGTTGAACCGGTTATAGGTATTCCAGATTCATCTGTACCAAATATATATTGCCATATGTCATGTTGTTGGTTTCCATTTGTTAAATTCCAACCGAATTGTTTTGCTACCGAATATAACAATTCATTTGGCATACCTAATTTTGGATTTTCTTCCCTATTATATATTTTAGACATATGATTAACATATGTGTATATTACATCATAATGATGACCTAACATATCAACAAATAATTCTAAATCTCCATTTGATGAATTAATCAATACATATTCAGGTATCGCATTTCGTAATTTATTTAAATTTAATGAATCATATAATGATGCAGAATCTAATAATCCAGTATACCAATTTGTAAATGCAGAACTAGTAACACTTGCATTTATATATGGTATTATACTATTTACCTTAGGTGCGGGAGATATATAACTCCCAGTAAAGTTAGGCACATTTGGTGACTCTGATGGGTTATCATATGTTGTTAATCTAGATGAAGATTCATAATATAAAAATTTTTCAAATGCATCAAACCCGCCAATCAAATTACTTTGTCTTAAGTCATAATCTGCAGCATTCGTAGTAGCAATACTACCAGATATTAATGAAATACTATTAGATTGTTTTTTATAATATTCTAATAATTCTAATTTGTATTTAAAATTTTTAATACGTTCTGTTGCGGAACTATAAAATACAAAATTATTAAAATCTCTATAATCTATATTCAATTGCGTACCACTACTAGAAAAATAAGTATCAACAATTTGTTGTGACGTTTGTAAACCGTTACCTAATAAATCATTCCAATTTTTTAATCCAGTAGATGTAGATGTATTATAATTTGCATTTGCATACCAATTCGGCATTGACAAATTATTATATTTCTTTGGTGCAACATAAGACGAAATTGATACATTATCAATATATGATGGCTTTTGTTCTTCGACTATCCAACATTTAAAATTTAAATCAATATCGTCTGGTAAAGGATCTAATAATTTTATATATACATAATCGCCAACTACTACACTATTAACAAACGCTACATTTTTATTTCTGCTAAAATTTAATAAGTATGATTTATATACATTAGTTTGACCATTTAATATATTTACAGTTTGTTTACCATTAGCTACGGTCTGTATAAAACGATTTAATTCTTGTTTATATTGCTGTACATTTAAATTAGTTGAATAAAGTTTTAATTCTGTACGATCATCTGATATTTGATCTATTGCAAGATATTGTGTATTATAATTACCAATTAAGTTTTTATGAAAATTAACTACAAATCGGAACTTGCCTCCATTAATTTTTAATGCTTCAAATTCTTTATATAAATCTATAGTTACTGGTGTAGAATTAAAATTTATAGTTTTACCATTAGACGAATCTACAATATTATTTGTTATAGATGGCGTAGTTTTTACTACATGGTTACCTGTAATCCACGTATCATTTGCATATATATGTAATTCAATATTGGCTGCAGCTGTTGCAATTTCCAAGTTTCTAGAAACAGGGTTTACAACATTGACATATTTTAATTTAGATTTTACAGAATCAACAAATCGTTCGCCAGATATCGATGTTTTTGCATTTAGAATTTTATCGATATTTTTATATTGAGTTAACATATGTTATTTCATTTAATGTAGTTTTTATAAAATTTTTTAATCTCGTCTAGCTCTATCATTTACCCGATTAATTCGATCAGATATAGCTTGTCTTTGTTTATCTCGAACTTCAGCTAATTGTTCAGGAGTCATTTTTGATATTAGTTCAGCTTCTAGTATTGCAAGTTCACGAGCGAAAGTAATTTTCTGCTCTGGTGTACCTGATGAATTTATTTGTATTCCGCTTTTAATTTTATCAATATATTGTTGTGCCAATCTCCTAATTTCTCGTAGTTGTTCTTCTGTTACTAGTTGTTGTCTATAACCATCAGTAACTGATTGTTCAATATTTGGAGATGCATACTCAAATTTACTACCTTTATATTGTCCAATAAGTTTATTAGTACCATCGATTAATTCTGATTTTCCACCAATATTTAATACATTACCCCAAATCGGCATAGTGTCGGGTCTTTCAATTGCAATAATATCCCATCTACATGAATCAGCCAAAAGCCAACTCTGACTACCCGCTTCTACTTCAACAAAATATTTTTGTCCTGGCGTTGCTTTATTAAGATCGACTATATATTCTAAATACAACCCAGGATAATCATTTTCACCAAATTTACCAGCTAATAAATTTCCATTCGCATCAACCCATGGTTTACTAGTATTTGGATCATTCCCGACACGGCCGGTATCTTCTGTATATATTATAGGTTGATTCGATGATCCATTCCATGGTTCCCATGAGTCATATGTTTCTGTTCTACTCAATCTCATTCTAAACGAAGTATTTATACCAGCGGATAAGCCTTTAGAAGTATTATTATATGAATCTAAATTTTGAGATACGACTTGAACAAATATTTTAAATTTAACTAATTTATTAGTCTGTTTTGCATAATCAATATGCATTTGATTAATTTCGAAACTACCTTTTCCATTATCGGTACTAAATGGCACACGTGTAAATCCTTTTTGTGCAGAATTACCATAAAACCAATTACTATTATACGATGTACCTATAGTCCTAAAACCACCCTCTGGTTGTCCATTTTGATCAACAGATGTCGGTACAATATATTTTGTAGTAATCGGATCTGGCATTTCTTCTTTAGCTTGCTCGTATTTTTCTATATCAAATGGACCAATATCGGTATCTAAATTGAAATTTTCTCCTACCGCAACTGTTGCTACTGGGAATTGGAAAAAATTAAATCTAGTTTCTATAGCCCGCTTAACAGATTCTACTGTAAAATCAAATTTTACTGGCTCTATTATCAACAATGGATTATTACTGCCACTTTCTTGCAGCAATATATTACCGTTAGTATCACGAGGATGTACACCTGGTAAATCAGATATCCATGTTAATCCTTTTTCGGTATATGTTGTAAAATCACTACTTATAGTTATATTTGGCATTATCTAATTACTTTAAAATATATTTGATCTGTTATGTATTGTTCAGTAAAACCATCTACTAATTTTAGTTCTAATCGATAATACCGTTCTGGCATCAATCCGTTTAAGTCTAAATGAATAAAATTACTAGTAGAGTCGCAACTTACTTTAGTATAAATATCATTATAAGGAATTATGGTTTCATCTGTAGCGGCATCTTTTACTGTGTAATAAGTAGTTTGTGGTAATCGTTTTACTGTTTGAATTGGAAATAAATTAGTAGCTGATTTTTGTGGAAATTTATCTCGACCATAAATTCTAATTTTTGCAATTTCAGTATCAGCATATGTTGGTTTTACACGAGTATATACTGTAAATGATTCAGTATCAATTAAACTTAAAGATCCTGTTGTATATGTGCTATTATCCCAATACATTATTAGTCTAGGAACATATATAGTTTGTGTTTCTCGACTGAAAAATCTAATGTATCCCGTTACAGCATTGTCTAATTCAGATACATCCGAGAATTGCATTAAAAATCCATAATTGGGTATTGTTTTACCATTACTACCACTTATCCAAATTTTAATAGAGTCAGTAACATCCATATTAAGATCGGTAGTTCTATTAGAAAATGATTCTGTTGTAACCAAACCGGCAGATGAACCTGTAGTTTGTATCATCCAAGAACCACCTAAACCAGAGCCAGAAACATATAATGAACTAGATGCAATCTGTACATTTTGACTACTAGATATCCAATATTGTGTAGGTTTAGGATTAGACCATGAAATACCGTCGAGTGTCGGTGTTGCTTCAAACCCCGTACCTGATTGCCAATCTTGTGCTAGCAACTTAGCAGCAATTGAGTAATCTGCTGGCAAATTTCTTGCATGAGATGTATATAATTGTAATAAAAATTTACAATCATTAACAGTTTTTCCATATTTAGATAACGATGCTGAAATTTCAGTCATGTCAAATTTAAGGGCAAATCTAGATTTTTGTAGTGTAGATCCATCAGTACCATATCGTTTACCAATTTCTAATATTTCATCTAAACCAGTATTATATGTTTCATTTGATTGATATATCGTTGCATCTGAATTTGCATAAAAAATTTTAAACATTTATTCTCCTTAATAATTAACTACACGACCTCTAATGTCAGTGTCTGGATATTTTATTTCAAATATACTAGGATCTAATGACGGATATACTATACCATTTTTAGTAGCAGTCGTTAAATCATAAACATTGCCAGAATATCCTGCATCAGTATCAAATAGGTTTAAAAATTTCATACCTATTACTGACTGAACGCCTTTAATACTAGCTAGTACATTTACAATATCTGATTTCATTATAGGCTGATTAATTTGCCATTTATCGATATCAAAATAACTTTTCATCGAATTTATACATTTCAATAAAACTTCATTACTATTATAATTCGGTAATACAGTTATTTCAAAATCGATTCCGATATTAACAATAAATGCATTTTTTATATTTACGGCATCTGTTACTAATCTATAATAATCTAAATATGTTTTTAAATTTTCTTTAACTGCTTGATTTAATTCAGCTAATTTTTTAGTAGAATCATATCCTAAAACATATAAATTTAATGCTAATGGATTAGCAATTCTAGATTCACTTAATTTTTTTTGAGTGATTTGATCGTCAGGAACAATATAAGCTTTTGAAACACTCCCGTATTTTGATGGCATACTATATGCTCTAATTACATAATCTTCTCTAGTAACTGATCTATTTTGAGTTGCAAAATACGACATAGCATTATTTTTTATATCTTGAACCGTGTCAGCAGTTTTAGCACCAGCAGCCGAATATTCATTATTTGAAGCTACTGAACTTTTTATAAAATTCATTAAACTAGCATTAGCTGTTGAATTGATATTATCATTAAATTCGATAAAGTCGACTTTAGTTAATTTACCAGATGCGACATTATCTGAAATACCATTTCCTACTGTATATGTAATAGTTAATGTCGTATTAGCAGGAGCTTGTCCATATGTTCTTGTATATAAAAAATTTGAAGGATCTATATCAATATCAACACTACGACGAAATCTAGCTAATCCATTACCAACGTTGTCTGGGTTTGGTATAATTTCCTCATCATTATTACTAGATATACCAGCACCAAATTGTACTTCCATTTTACCATCACCTCTTAAACGAGTAATAAAACGTTTCGATGCCTTCTTTAATTTTAATAAACTAGGCGTTTCTCCCCTATATTGATATAAGTCAGGATCATTCTCTACTAAATTTGGAACATCTTCGAATAATGTATCTTGAGCTAAATATGGAACTTGATACCACGAATCACCATCAGTTTCAGTTACAGATAACACTTCAATAATATTTGTTTCAGATAATACTACTTTATCATATGGAATTGGGGTAGTAAATGTAAACTTTGCAGTTTTAACATCTCCACTCACAGCTTTAACAGATTTTTTTAAAAGATAATATAATGGTGTTTTAGTTGTTGAATCAGTTTCATATACGGTAATTGTAGTTGGATTAAATGATGATGAAAATCTGAAATCTATAGAATCTAGCGTACGGAATGTGGCTGCACCACCTGCTTCTTTAACACGCATACCAGATTTGATATTGAGTGCATAATCATAATCAGGTACATAATCTGGACCAATATTTTTTGCTGGTAATAATTGATATACGTCTAATGTTACATGTGCGGGTATAACATTATTTGGAACGTATCCAATTGCTCGAGCCAAATCAAATATATTTGAACGTTCCGATGCATGATCTAAAAAAGATTCTTTAAGATTAGTATCTGCATAAAATGATAAAACATCACCAACATATGATGCTAATTCTATGAATATCATTCCAGGATCTGATTCATTAAAATCAGTATATGTTTGTGGAAAATATTGTTTAGTAAAATCAATTAAATTTTGTCTAAGTTGACCAAAATCTTTTCCTACATATGATATATCTTTTTTTGTTGTCATGATTTCCTAAATTATACTACAGAAACATCACCAGTTTCTGATGCAAATATTTTTATAGTATTTGTACTAAAATTTTTTACCGAATATGTTAATGTCATTTCAACCATATGTTGTAACGACGGATCATCTAATGCTGTAACTACTTTAAATTCTTGTATTACGACATACGGTAGCCATTTTTGTATAGCTGATGTTACAGAATTCTGTATACTAGAATTAAATTCATATGTAATTGGTTCAAATAACATATTTAATAAATTGGTGCCGAATTCTGGCAACATATATCGTTCACCAATCCTAGTAAGTAATAATGATTTTAAATTTTCTTTTGTTTGATCTGCAATACTGTATATAGATTTAAAAATGGAATTATCACTAGATAATTTAATACCTAATGCAACATCTGGTTTTACATCTGTAGTACTTATTGTTTCATAAACAAAGCCCATTAATTACCTTTCTTTTTATTCATTGCTTTCATCAAAGCCGAATAGTCTCTTGTTATTGCTTGTTGAACTTCTGGAGCTACATCATAAACCTTTCCAGTTTCTGGATCTTCCATTACAGCTGGTGTAGTAGACGGACTCATATTTTGTCGAGCCATACCAAATCCTTGTGCATCACGTGATGTAAATGATAAAGTATCATATGATTCATTCATCATATCAGCATATGACTCAACAGGCATATTTTTATCTTGAAGTGCATCTGTCTCATTTAAAATAGAAGCCCAACGATTTTCATTGAATTGTACTTTAGATTTACGAGCTGGTGCTGGTGGTGTGTTTTTATGTGATGGTATATTAGATGTTTTTTTTGGTTGTGTCATCTCATTAATTGTAGATTGTAACCCATCACGAAGAATTTCAGTTAATTCTTCTTTTATAACTTCACGTACGGCTACTTTAAGAGCTTTTACTAATGTTTTTGTATCCATATTATTCTTTTATTATAAATATTATGTCCATGAATTTATAGAAGGCTTAGGACCATATATCTGCTGGTTTTGCATATCAATATAATAATCTCCAGCTTTTCCAATAGCAGCATTAGGTGATCCGACGCCTTGTATTACCTGACTTGGTGCTTCTTGCAATGATTTTAATAAATCCTGTTGTTGTTTTAATAAATCTTCAATCGTGTCAGATCTAAATTCCAAATCTTCATCCGAAACGTTAAATTCATTATAAAATTCGGTTGCAACCAAATCATTATAGTCAGCATCTCCATATTCACCGGAACATATACTTTTTAATTTTTCTATAGTTTCTAAACAAAAAACATTTTCATTTAATATATCAGTATTATTAATTACTTTTGCTAAAATAATTTGTCCTGCCGGACATATAAGACTTACTATATCGCCTATTTTATAATTTTTAACTGCATTTATAAATGTTCCTGTATCTACCACACGCAACAACCAATAATCAGTATCCGATCGTTGTGTTTGTATAATACTATAATTTTTAATAAATTGATCATTATAATATAAGTTTACATTTAATGGTAAAGCTCCACCAGCATTTCCAGTTCCGTTAACTGCAGCATTATTGGAAGAATTTAGTAATTCCGGAGATAATTCTATAGGTGGTACTGGTGCATCACCATTACATATTAAATTAACTGCTGCAACCGCACTTAATAATTGTGGGATAAGTGTTGATATCTTAGATATTACAGTTGATGGTACTGTTTGAAATTGTTTTAATGATTCTATTGCATTCACAATC